CAACAGCTTCTCTTATATCATTACGATTCTTTTCAACTGTTCGTTTAAAGAAAAATGTACCCTGTTTGAATCCTTTAATTTTTCCATGCATAGTTTTCATCACATGCCCACGTTCAACTAAATGAAAATGAGGTGATGTATTTCGCAAGGTTGCTTCTAGCGTACTGCTACTATTACCATTGATTGCCATTTTCCAACTCTTGGAAATTTTGCGTTTTCTACCTTTACCAACAGGTGATGCGCTAACTAATTCCTTTTTCATTCGGTTAGCTTCTTTCCGCATAGCTTTTTCCGCCTCTAATGGATACTCTTTAATGTATGAGTCCAATCTCCCCATGAAAGTTTTTATATCCATTATTTCCCTCGTTTATAGATATGACACATCAACTCTAACTTCGTATGCTCTTCATATGGATCAATTACAGTTTTAACTTTATAGACTACATCCTTATATCTGATTAGCACACCATCAGTTATTCCACTTCTATATCTGATTGTAATCTTATGTAATTCGTCTACTTTTTCTTTATACATTTCTAGATATTGTCTGCCACGTAACGGTTCAATACGTGCCCAAATTCTGTTCGGAATTAGCCTTACTAATTTTTGCTTAGTAATTCCATTGCTTTCAATATCTTGATACGCCAGTACTTCAATTCGTTTCGTTAATCTTCCGATTCCGTCTATATTAAGCATTCTCTGTCACCTCTTTAGGATAATTTTTAGATAGTGCAATATGACGAATTATAGGAGCTAGCGTGAATGGTAAATCATGAACAAATGTTTTTGAGGAAGTTGCCTCACGATTTTCGTACCAATGAGCAACCATATATTGAACGGCTCTACGGTATAGTGGCTCGTCAATATATGGTTTCCCAGTCATTTGCTCAATATACGTGACAGCAGCAGAGAT